AGGTATATAGGTCTGATGGTCAACGAGCCGCGGAAGCCGCGGAAGCCTAGAATTCAACAATTTGAAAATGCGGGGTGGATGGGATGAACAGCCAATTTGACAACGATCCGAGGATTGAGGAAGCGGTCAAATTCCTGCGTCTGTGCGGCGATGCTGAATCAAGCAACCGCATGGAAGCACTCGAGGACTTAAAGTTTGCCGCGGGTGACCAGTGGCCGACCGAGATCCAGAACAGCCGGAATCTGGAAGCCCGACCTTGCCTGACCATCAACAAGATAGACGCTTATGTGCGGCAGGTGACCAACCAGCAGCGCCAGCAACGACCGCGCATCAAGGTGCACCCGACCAACACGCAGGCCGACGTAAAGGTTGCCGAGGTCATTGAGGGTATTACCAGGCACATTGAGCTAAACAGCAACGCAGACCACGCCTATGACAATGCCTTCGATTACTCGGTCAGGATGGGTTGGGGCTATTGGCGCGTGGTCACGGAATACATGCGCGAGGATTCGTTCGACCAAGAGATTTTGATTAAGCCGGTAGAAAACCCGTTCACGGTTTATTTCGACCCTAACAGTACGGCGCCAGATGGATCTGATGCTGAACGGGCAATTATCACCACGATGATTCCGAAGGCGCAGTTCAGGCAGATGTATCCCGGCAAGGACGATGGGCAGGGATTCCAGCCCAAAGCTACCGGGGACGATGCAAGCGAATGGATGACGAAGGAAGATATCCGCATTGCCGAATACTTCTGGACTGAACGCAAAAAGACTACGCTCGTCCTGCTGTCGGACGGAACCAAGATATTCAAGGACGAGCTGCCGAGCGCGGATGTTCTCTTGCTGGCCGGTATTCAAATCATCGACGAGCGACCAAGCTACAAGAAAGTAATTAAGTGGTGCAAGTTGACAACAATGGAAGTCCTGGAAGAGCGCGACTGGCCGGGTCGGTTTATTCCGATCGTGCCGGTTTACGGGCAGCAAGTCATAGTCGACGATAAGCGTAAGAAGTTTGGCCTGGTGCGGTTCGCCAAAGATCCACAGCGCATGTACAACTTTTGGCGCACCAGCATGACCGAATCTGTTGCCCTGGCTCCGAAAGCAAAGTGGCTGCTGGCCGAAGGTCAGGACGAAGGACACGAAACAGAATGGGCTGCGGCGAACGTCCGATCCTCGCCTGTGCTGCGCTACAAGCAGACCGACATTGATGGCCGGACAGCGCCAGTGCCGGTCAGATTGCAGCCAGAACCGCCGCCTGCTGGCGTGATGACCGCTGCTGCGGCTATATCGGATGACTTGCAAACTGTGTTGGGCATATTTGACCCTGCTCAGCAAATGCCGGGCAATGTCAGCGGCAAAGCTCTAAATGGTGCACAGCAGCAAGGTGACATGTCGAACTTCCATTACTACGACAACTTGACGCGCAGCATCAAATTCACCGGAAAAATCATTCTTGACCTAATACCAAAAATCTACGATGGTCAGAGGGTAATGCGGATTATTGGTGACGATGGCCAGCCCGACCTGATCACAATCAACGAGAAAACGGCTGTCGGGAAGGTCTTAAACGACATTACGGTAGGCGAATACGATATCGTAATGGACACCGGTCCCGGCTACAACAGCAAGCGCCAGCAAGCTGTCGAGGCTATGGCGCCGATGATGTCCAATCAAGATTTGTTCAAGATTGCTGGCGATTTGATTTTCCGCAATATGGATTTTCCGGGCGCAGATGTGATTGCAGACCGGCTGGCTGCCAGCAACCCACTGGCGCAGATTGACGATAAGAGCCCAATACCTCCGCAGGTGCAGATGCAATTGGCGCAGGGCAAGCAGACTATCGAGCAGATGAAACAGCAGATGATGGCGATGCAGCTTGAGATCGACAACCGCGGCTCTATTGCCCAAATCAAGGAAGAAGGGCTAAACCGCCGTAAGTTAATGGACGTAACCGCCAGGGCGCACAACACGGAAACGATGTCCGAGGTCAAAGTTAACGACCAAAATACGCGGGCAATTACCAGCCAGAACAAGACTGAAATTGATGCCATTGTTCAGCTAATGCTGCACCACATGGACACCAGCCGCTTGATGGCCGAGATTGACCGGCGCAACCTGGAGCAATATCAATTTGCCCAAACCGCAGCCCAGGACATCGAGCAGGGCTCCAATCCATTAATTACTAGACAATAAATACCGTAAAAGAGTATAAAAAACCACACCGCAGGTTTTGCGGGAACCGGAGCTTATTGAATAATATGGCCGACACGCAGAACGAAGTCACGCAAGAACCAAAGCAGGCTGGCAACATTGTTACCAGCGAAACTTTGGAAGCATTTAATGCAGAAAAGCTGGGATTAGCTGAACGTGCACCTTCCGAGGCCGAGCAATCGGAGCCGGAAGTCGAAGCCGAGCAGAGTGAACCAGAGGCAACAGATGAAAAGAAACAGAATCCCAAACTGGAACGACGGTTCTCCACGCTATCAAAAGCCCGCGACCAGGCGAAAGCCGAAGCACAAAAGGAACGCGAGGCCAGAGAAACGCTAGAGGCTCGGGTAAAGGAATTAGAGGGCGGTGCGAAACCGGAAGTTAAATCTCCCGCAGACGCAAAGCCAAAACCTGAGCAATTCACCGATGCCTTTGAATACGCCGAGGCATTAGCTGAATATTCCGCAGAGGCAGCATTAGCAAATCGAGACAAACAGGACGCTGAGAAACGCGCCGCGGTCGAACAGGCCAAGCTCATAAAGGGCTGGGAAACTCGTTTGAAAGCGACGAAAGCAGAAATACCGGACTTTGCAGAGATGGTTGAAAGTTCCACGGTGACCGTAAGCGACGCGATCCGGGATGCCATTCTCGAAAGTGATATCGGACCAAGAATCCTGTATCACCTTGCAGAGCACGAAGATTTCGCACTAAAGCTGAATGAAATGCCTCTAATTACTGCTATTCGTGAAATTGGGAAGCTGGAAGCGCGGCTGGAAAAACCCGCCGAATCTGTTCAGTCTGTTCAGTCTGTTACACGATCCAAAGCACCAGCGCCGATCAGCCCGATCCGCGGTGCTGCTAGCGGTTCTGATTTCAAAGTGGACTCTAAGGGCGAGTTCCACGGAAGTTATCAGAACTGGAAAGCAGCGCGGCAAGCGGGCAAGATCCGCTGACCACTAATCCAATTTAGGAAAAAATATCATGTCTAATAATCTGCTGACTATCAGCAAAATCACGAACGAAGCACTTATGGTGCTGGAAAACGAACTGACCTTTACCAGCGAAGTTGACCGCAATTACGACGATCAGTTTGCGGTTGTTGGTGCAAAGATCGGCGCAACCGTTAACGTCCGCAGGCCGGGTCGCTTTATCGGAACCACTGGCCCGGCGTTGTCCGTTGAAGACTTTAACGAGACCAGCGTGCCGGTCACGCTCTCGACGCAGTTCCACGTTGACACGCAGTTCACCACTCAGGATCTGGCTCTTTCGCTGGATATGTTTAGTGATCGCGTTCTCAAACCCGCGGTTGCCGCGATTGCGAACAAGATGGATCGTGATGGTCTGGTAATGGCGAAGAATGCAACCGCCAACATCGTCGGCACTGCTGGCACGCCGCCGACTGGTCTAATCACCTACCTGACCGCTGCTGCTTACCTTGATTCCGAGGGTGCGCCGCGTGATGGCCGCCGTAGCTGCGTGATTGAACCGTTCACCAGCGCGACCATCGTTGACTCGCTGAAAGGCTTGTTTAATCCAAACCAGAAAGTCAGCAAGCAATACGAAAAGGGCATGATGGGCACTGATTCTTCCGGCATGAACTGGAAGATGGATCAGAACGTGGTAAATCAGACGTTTGGTTCGTACGCGACCGCGACCGCGTTTTCTTGCCAAACCTCAACTGCTACGGGCTTCTTGACCACCGGCTGGGCTTCGACCTCGACGATCGCGCTGTCATGCTCGACCGCGACCATCGGCCTGAAGCAGGGCGATGTGATCCAGATTGCTAACGTCTATGCGGTTAACCCGCAGAATCGTCAAGCGTATGGCTCCAACAAACTGCGTAATTTCGTAGTGCAAGCCGATGTGACGGTTGCGACCTCGAGCACGACCAGCGTTGTGGTTTCGCCCGCGGTTATTACTGCCGGTCAATTCCAGAACGTGTCGGTTACTTCGCCGGGCGCGTCGACCGTTACGCCGTTTAACAACACCGGCGTGGTCAGCCCGCAAAACATCATTATGCATAAAAATGCATTTTGCCTGGCGGTTGCCGATCTTGAGCTGCCTGAAGGCGTGCACTTTGCTGGGCGTGCAAGCGACAAGGAACTTGGTCTGTCGATGCGTGTGGTGCGTCAATACACGATCAACAACGACAGCATACCGACCCGCCTGGATGTTCTCTACGGTTGGGCTCCGCTGTATCCCGAGCTCGCGTGCCGCGTTGCTGCCTAACCTAACTTTCAAAGGAAAAAATCATGAGCAATCCGGGACCAGCATCTAGCACTACCATTCACCCGCAAGGGTTGACAAGCAATCAAGCAATCCGCTTGCTTGCCTCCGCAACCGGCGTTTCGTTGAACGTCACAGGCGATGCTCCGCAAGTGATGAATGTCATCAACTCGACAACCTACAACGTCACGAACGTGGTCATCACCAATGCCAATAAAGACGTATCCGCTGGTTACCTCGCCATCTGGACGCAACCGGCTGGCGCTGGCACTGAAATTGTGACGAATGCTGCGCTGACGAGCAACACCAGCTCTGCATATGTTACAAAGTCGACCGTTGTTGCCGCAACCGGCACTGCAAACCTGTCGGCGCAAAACTTTTATGTCAAAGTTGGCACTGCGGTTTCTGGCGGCACCGTGGACATTTACATCTACGGCACTGACTTTTCTTCATTCTAAAAATGTAAACGATCAGAAAAGCCGTTCTCTAAAAGGGCGGCTTTTTCTGTTTTTATTGGGGTAAAAGATGACCAACACCAATGTGATGCGTCTGAGTGGGCAGTGTTTCGCGCTCGACCTGACTACGAGCGCAAGCAGTGCTTTGCTGATTACGGCAACGACGAACGATCAAACCAACTATGTAAGCCTGCTTAATACTGGCACAGGCAAAGCTGCAATTGAATTGTCGAACAACGCCACAGTGACCACGCCGACGATTGCTTCTACCGGCAATGGTGGCTCTTTTGTTCTGCCCGCGGCGATGACGTTTCCGATCATTATCGCAGCGCCGAAAGCACCGTTCTACATCAAAGGCATCAGCAGCGGAACGAACACGCTTTATATCACTGCAACGCAAGCTGATTAAAGGGCTGTCGCTATGAGTACGACCAACAGCAACAGCACCGCGCTGACAACGACAATTAACATCGTGCCCGTTCAGGGCATCTTCGATCAGTATCATTCAATAGTTACGTTTGTCGGTCCTGCTGGCGATTATTTCTCTGCGCCTATTTCTGGCGTGGCTACGCTGACAAGCGGCACGATAGCCGCTACGCCTGTTAATCCGCTGGATATTACAAATAAAGCGTATGTCGACGCGGTAGCGCTGGGACTGGATATCAAAGACTCTGTTGTTGCCAGCACGACTGGAAACATTACGCTATCAGGCACGCAGACTGTAGACGGTATTGCGCTTGTTGCTGGTGATCGTTGTCTGGTTAAAAATCAAACAGCGACTGCAGATAACGGAATTTATGTTGTTGCTGCCAGCGCGTGGGCAAGATCCACAGACATGAGTACGTGGGCGCAAGTTCCTGGGGCGTTCACGTTCATTGAGACCGGCACTACTCTTGCCGACACCGGCTGGGTGTGCACCAGCAACGCAGGCGGCACGATTGGCGTTACCGCTATCAATTTCACGCAGTTTAGCGGCGGGACATCTTATACGGCAGGAACCGGGCTAACCCTAGCCGGATCTGTATTTAGTCTGACAAACCCGGTTGCGATCAATCTAGGCGGCACTGCTGGAACGTCTACACCAGTTGCAGGCGCTGTTCCTTACGGAACAGGCACTGCATATGCATTTACCGCGGCGGGAACTACTGGTCAGGTTCTTACGTCTGC